TGATCGTCATTAGTATAATAAGTAGGAGTAGATAAGTTACCAGGATTAGCTGCGTTTACATTTATTTTTCTAGGTTGATTTCTATTATCAGTCCAAAACAATAAATCTTCTATTAAGTTTATACCTATAATAGGATGTGTTAAAGAAAAATTTAAAAACTTTCCTTCAATTAATTTTTTATTAATGCTTGTTTCTACATTTACTTGCCATATTTGACATAAAACATTATCTGAAGGATAACTAGATAACCTGCTAGGTGAAGTATCAACGAAGTTAGTTACAAATAAATATATACTTTTATTTTGATCATCAACATAATAACCTATAATTTCAGCATTGCAAGTCGCGCTTAACCCTAAATCTGTTATTTTAATATTACCTAATACTGTTTCTAAAGTACCAACATCAGCACCTTCTGCTTGACTTACTGAAATATTAAATGCTTGTCTATACTCACCATTAGGCACAAGTCTTTGATCTAAGTCTTGATTCATTTTAGACTTGATAAAAGTATTTTTAGTTTCAGCCATAATTAATGTTTAATCCATTTAGATTTACCTCTCATTACTTGAGTAAATTCTTCTAATTTAATATCTGATAATCTTATTTTAGCATTTCTAAGAGCAGCTCTTCTTTCTTTTTTATAACGCGCTACGACATATTCTGGGACATTAGCTCTTCCAGCAAGTATATTATATAAGATATGCATATATATTGCTTCCTCGGCCATCTTAGGTATCCTCATGTCATAGTCTATAGACAAACCATCAGATATATATTCTAATATTATAAGTTGTCCATTTAAGTTACTACTAAAAGAAAATTTACCTTCTCTTTCATTTATAGTAAACCAACCATTAGCTTGAGAAGTTTCAGGGTCTAAGCCATATCTTCTTCCATAATTAAAATCATACCAATAATAATTATAAACGCCAGCGTTTAACATAGCGCTATCGTAAATACCATTTAAGTTGTTTTGATTAGCAGTTTTCCATCTTTCTTCTGTAACAGATGCGCCTTCTAAATTTTCTCCTAAATCATTTTGAGTAGGAACGCCTGCAGAATCTTGTACCGGCACTTCATATGGGTTACTAGTTAGTGTAGTAGGATATATAATATGTTTAACACCTAAATCGTCTATTCTAGACATTTGAACATAATTAACATAATCTTGTGGTATTATTACAGATAAACTAGGTGGTATCGTAAGTTCTTGAGACTTTATAGATTTTAATGTGTCATAGCTAAATTCTTGTAACCCACGCTTAGCATGAAACACTACATCAGATCTTTTACATCTTGGTATTAGTTTGTCCATACCAACGTATGCTACCATGAAGTTGTTTATTACATCTACTAATTTTATATAAGCATAAGTGTTTTTATTATTCCATTGACCTTCTCTAATATTTTTTAAAAGTATTTTAATAACTTGGCCAGCCGTAGCGGCTGTACCTAAAATAACTCTATTTGGTATAGTTGTTGATAATTCATATTTACCAGCTCCAGAACCTTCTGTTTGTAAAACATTGTCTATATATACTTCAAAGTTAGTATTACTAACGCCGGCAACTGTACCAATTAAATTAGTACCTCTATCACCTCCACCCGTCCAATCAAAAGTAGTTTGAGTTGATGCAGCTGGTACAGTAAAAAGTTGCGAGCCTGCATAATATTGTTCATTAGTTTGAGTTAGTAATGCCATTTTTTATCTTTTTTGATTTGCTTCTTCTTGCATTAATTCTTGTTGTGCAGCTTGAATAACTTGTGGATCTCTAATAACTATTCCTGCATATTTTAATATTTCTAATATAACCTCTGTCTGTTGCATATCACTAATTTCAAAATTTGTAGAACCATATGAACTTCCAGAATTAAAATCCGATGCTAGTAAAGTTATAACTAAGTTCCCAGTTCCACCACCTAATATACCACCTGATCCCGTTACTGTGATAGTATCTCCTACAGCATAACCTGTCCCAGCGGTTGTAATATCTACACTAGTTACAGTATTTCCAGCTACAGTAATACTTAAAACTAATCCTGTACCAGTGCCGCTGGTAGAATAACCAGCTGTAACACCTACGGTGCCTGTATAGGTTCCATTAACAAAATCTGTTTGATTAGTAGTAATACTTGATGTTAACGTACTTATTCCTGTATTTAGTAAATCAGTGCCATAAACTGTTGAATCATATACGTATTGACCTAATGACCCCACTGAAAATCCCCAACGAACATCAGCTGGTTTTCTAATATAATTAAATTGTACATCTTTTGCGGCAGGAGAAGCAGCTTCAGGATATACTCTTAATTTATTTTCTTTATATGTTGCTATAGGAAAGTTATTGCTTGGTTGCAATATAGGAGATAAAATTTGTTGTTGGTAGTCTCTTTCACTAACAACACCAATTTCAGGACGTGTTGTTCCCACTGTCCAAAAAGCAGAGCCAAATCTATGTAAGTCTGTTGGAGCAGTATATTGCTCTGAACCATAAGCAGAAGAATTTGCAATTTTTTCAAATATTTGAAACTCTTGCTCTATACGATCCATACGTGATGCAAACTCTACATCTGTTTTTGGCATACGTATATACTGGTTATAATCTTCAAAAAACTTTTCAAAAATCTCTAGTTGTACTTGAGTTCCAATTTTATTAAACTCATCTGGAGTTAAGTATCCTCTTTGTTCTTTATTTAGTATACTTAAAACAGTTGTATATACAGTATTTACGTTTATTGCCATTTTAATATTTTTAAAAAAAAAGGGTGGCGAAATACCACCCTATTTTATAGTCACTTGTTATTTAAGTTTTTTCTCTATTGATTTGTAAACTTCTAAACCTTCATCTGTTTTAAACCACGCAGCCATAGCTGAGTACGGGTTTTCGTCAAATGGAACAGTCATTAATTTACGACCATTACTAGCCCATTTAAAAGTTCTTTGATCATTAGCTAATACTACTATACCGGCTTCTGCTGCATTAATAGCAAAGTTTCTTAGTATAATATTTTCATCTTGAGCTAAATTCAAAAATAAACCTGGGTTTTGGCGAGCAAAAAGCAACAAATCTCTCTTTAATTCTTTTGTGCTTAGTTTCGATACTTCTGAACCTACTTCAACCCTGAGTATAGCTTCCATTTGGTCGATATCCATACTTCTAGCCATTGCTACTGCGTCAGCTTCTAGTTCTAAATATTCTAATTGATCTACAGCTTCTACTTGTCTATCAAGTTCAGAAAATATAATTCCATTATGTGGATGTATAGCTAGAAACTCTTGCAAATTTCTTTTTTCCTTTGGAACATGTAAAACTCCGTTTTCAAAAACAATATGAGATAATGTTACATTTCCTTCTTGTTTGTCTACAAATACACTTTTTTGATTAGTAGCATACCTTAATTCTCTTTCATATCCAATTTCAGGATCAAACCATGTAAGTGGATATTTACGAGTATGTCTACTAGGTATAGTATATGTTAAAGGTTCTTTATCTCCAGTTAAGTAGTAGTGTCTATCTTTATATTCCCAACTATCTACTTTTTTAGTAGACTTTTTTTCTTTTGTTTCTTCCATAATATAATATAATATAATAATTAAAAAAGACCCCGCCGAAGCGGGATCTTATATTTAGTATTACTAGAGTGTACCTCCAGCAATTGTAACTAATTGTACTTCCATGTCTGGAACCGTAGGAGCAGAACCACCATCTACACCAGCTTTTTGTATTGTATCAATTACTTTTTGAACAATATTTGGTCTAGTTAAAGTAGCACCACCTGTAGCAGCAACTTGAAGAGTGTACATAAGTACTTCAGGAGCAGCTGCATCTGTATGAACAACAGTTCCTGTTTTAATCACCAAGTTAGTAGCACCTGAAGAATTCATAGTAACGATATCATCTACGTTAACTAACATTTCAGCTGCTTCGTTTGTTTGATTTCTTGCGAATTTTATATAAGCCATAATTTCTAAATTTTAAAATGTTAATAAATTAAACTGTCTTAAATAACACAAAGTTATTAGCAGCTTGAGTTACTAAACATCTCTCAGTTAAGAAATGTACGTCCATAGCATCAACAGCTGAAGTATAAGCTCCACCTACTGAACCAGTAATCCAGTTTTTGTATCTTCTATCTTCAGTTTCAGAAGCTCTATATCTTACGTGCAAAAATGGACGTCTGATATTAGCACCTAACATTTGATCGTATACTGTAGAAGTACCAGCTGGTATTAATACACCGTCAATTGAGTTAGATAAACCTCTAGTTGAAGCATCATTTAGATATTTCCAATCAGTTTTATAGAAATCATAAGAACCTCTTCTAAAACCAGAAAATCCAAAGTTAAGAGCCATTTCAGCTTCATTATCAAATAAACCATAAGAAGCTGCAGCAGTAGAAGCATAACCTCCACCAGCCATAGCTGCGATCATATCATCAAAATCAAGAGCTGTTTGTCTTTGTAAGAAAAGCATGTTTTCTTCAATAGCACCTTGCTTATCTAAGTTTTTAAGGATTTCATCGAAATCACCCATTGCACCAGCTCCAGGAGCAGCAGCACCTGAAAAACCTTGATATACATTACCTCTTGCTTCAATAGCTGCGAATAAACCTTGTGTACCTTTTAGATTAACAGAAGTTTGATTAGGCATAGCAACTGTATGACCAGCTAATTCACCTTCAACCATCGCCATTTCCATATAGTCTTCAAATCTTAGTCTAGTTTCAGACTCAGCTTTTAAATACCATAAGTATCCAGATGTACCATCTTCAGTAGCTACTTCTACCCAACCAATTTGAGCAGCGTCAGAACCATTAACTTGGTATCTGTCTCTGATGATAATTGGTGAGTTATTATACTCAGTAAAACTAGGTTCAATTGAATCCATACCAGAATCCGTAGATCCTTTACCAAATTCAGAACCATAAACAAACAAGTTAACATCGTTAGCAGTAGTTAATGCTTGTAAAGTAGCTGGAAAAGCAGCAGCAGCATAAGGCACTACAACTATTTCAGCAACTGTCGCAGGAGCAGTTGGTTGTGTTACTGTTGACACAATAGCTTTAGAAGTAATCAAACCAGTAGCATTGTCTGCAATCAAAATAGTTTGATTTTCTTTAATAGCTACAGTGTTATTACCTCTACCATTAGTACTTGGATTAGCATTAGCTAATTCAATTTGAATAGTGTTAGTTGGAGCAGCAGCTTTAACATTACATTCGTTATAAGAAACATGTAATCTATTTTGTTCAGACCAAAGCACTTGATCAGATGTCATTGGCATTTCAGCTCCAACCATTCTCAAGAAACCAGATAAAGTCCTGTTTCCGTATCTTTCTACCTCTTGCTCATAAAGCTCAGGTAGATATTGTTGTGCCCAATCAGCTGTTCCATCAGCAAAGTTTAGATAGTTATTATCTAAAGCTTGTTTTTTCTGAGCAGGAATTAAACTTGCAGGAAAACTCCCGCCTGTTGCAAAACTCATAATTTTTAGTTTTTAGTTTTATTTTTTACTTTTAAATTTCAACTTAGAACTATCTACACCATTAATTGCTCTTACTTTTAATCCATTAATATATACATCACCAGAGTTTTGAACTCTTGGTTCAGCATTTATGTTTTTAGATTTTGCCATTATATTTTTAGTAGCGTCGGCTTTGCCTTGCTCATAAAAATGATTAGCAATAGTATCAGCGTTCCTAGCAGCATAAATTGCTTTATGATAACCTGCAGTATCTGTTATTTCACCTTTTTCATTTAAGAACTTCTTAACAAAAGTGTTTAAATCAGACTGCTTATCAGCTACTTCTGAAGGATTATTAACGTTGTATCTAAATCTTTTTTCACCTAAGTTAAATTCAAAACCTTTGAATTCTGAGTTAAATAAATTTTTAGTTACATTAGTAAATTTATCTCTTCTTTGTTGTGCTATTTCTTGTTCTTTGTTGTATCTATTGAAAAAGTCCATTGCTTTTTGTTGTTCTTGAGTAACGCCCGGTCTCAACTTGATCTCGTCGTAATACTTCTTTTTCGTTTCCTCCAAAAAGTTTTTGGCCTTTGCAATTTCTTCTTTTTTCGCGAGTTTCTTTTTTCTTATATCGCGATCTTCATCCATATCTTCATCATAATTAAATTTATCTTCCATAATAAATTCAATTTCGTCTTGATCAAGATGTGGTTTAGTTTTTTTATAATATTCTTGTAATAAAGTTGTATCATCTACATTACTATAATCAGCATTTAACCTAACATAGTCATTTATATCTCCTCCAGTTTCTTTCATAAAGTTAACCAGTTTTTCAATATTTTCTGGTAAATCTACTTTAGGTTGTAGTTCTGGTTCTGGAATTTTAACTTCTTCTGCAGCTTTAGGTTCCTCAATTATTTCAGTAATAGTAGCTACTGGTTCTTCTTTTTTCTCTTCGGCAGCTTTTGGTTCTTCGGAGTGTGTCTTTCCCATTTCTCCGCCATCTTTGGGAAGTTCGTGTACATCCACCTTCGTTGTGCTTGACTCTGGAACGGCATCTACTTTAATTTCTTGTTTTACTTCTTCCTTTTTAGGTTCTTCTTTTTTAGATAAATTTACTTTAACTGGTTCGTCTTTTTTTGTTAATTTTTTAGGACGACCAGGTTTTTTCTTTATTTTAAATTCACCTTGTTCTAGTTCCCCCGTAGGAGTTTCTTTTATTTCTTCTGACATAATATAATATAATAATTGTTTTGTTTTTTACATACCACTTGGTGGCATCATTGGTTGTTCAGCTTCTCCTGCTTGGTTAAAGTCAATAGGAGGTAAATTCATTTTTCTTTGACTAATCATTTCACTTTGTTGTGTACCTTCTAATCTAGTTCTTTGATCTTTTCTATCTTCAATATTTTTTTCTTTTTGATTACTTTGTTCTATATCCATAGATTTAAGTTTCATATCATACCCATATTGAAGTTCTAACATTTGTTTTTTAATATCTGCTTCTATTTGCATTCTTTGAATTTCAAATTGAGATTTACCTTGTTCAATTTTTAATTCTGTTTCTGCTAAAGCTTGTTGCTTTTGCATTTCAGCTAAAGTTGCTTGTTCTGCTGCTTGCGCGTTTGCCTGTGCTTGAGCTTGTATATTTTCTAATTTAATTTTTTCATCATACTCTTGTTTTTTCTTTCTTCTAAACTTAAGTAATTGATTTGCTAGTTTTAAATTTTTAACTTCTCTAATATCTATAGCATCTTCTAGATATATTGATTGAGTTTTTAAAGCTATTTGAATGTTTTCTTCTAACTTAGCTTTTTCTTCTTCATCAGGTTCTAAGTCAATAAATATACCAAAATCATGTATATTAAGCTGAGCTAACTCATCTAATGTTGCAACATTGTATTTAGATATACTGTTTTCTAATGCATCTCTTGTAAATGGAAACTGTAGTGAATCAGCAACTCTTAATGATATGTTTTCACACATCTTTAATGTTAAATATAAACCTGCCTGTAGTATATGTCTTGTAGCTGTATTAGAATTAGCCGCTGCTAACTTTTGTAAACCTACTAATGAATTTTTATCAGGATTACTACCGTCTCTAGCTTCATTAAGTCCGGTTACATCTCTTATCATTTGAAGATAGTATTGATAAGTTTGTATTAAACTTTGTATTTTAGCACCACCAGAACCTGTTTGTAATTCTTGTATTGGAACTTTACCACGATTAGGGTCTCCATCTTGAGTTAATGATCTACCTACAATACTACCAGTTTGGAAGTACATGTTTAATGCTTCAGCTGGATTATAATTTGTACCGTTACCTAAGTCAACTTCAGCTAGTCCGTCCATATCTAAGTACACACCGTCAGGAACTACTCTAGATAAAACTTGTTGAATTTTTAAATGAGTTAATTGAATCATATCAGCAAAACCTGTAATACGATTTACTAATGAATCAATACGGCCTTTATACATTCTAGGCGCACATATTTGATAATTCATATTAACTTTCATAGTGTTAGCAGTAGGTCTTGTCATATGTTCTGCTAACTTCCATTCAAGCATTAATGGATGACCCAATATTTTTGCTCCAGTATATAATGTTTCTATAGTTCTAGCTACTCTATCGAAATTATCACTTGGTGGCGGATTAAAAAAGTCAGGTTTTTCTAAAGCTTTTTCTAATCCTTGATCTGTATGTTTTATTTTAAATACTTGGTCACTATAACTTTTATATTCAAAATATAATACTTGCACAGTAAGATCATCTTGTCTACCATTATAGTTTCTTAAATAATTTTGATTACCTGGATATTTTTGTATTTCCTTCATTTCACTATCAGTCAAATTAGGAAATTGCATTTTTAAATCTGATAATGTTATAGATTTAACTTCACCAGCATAATATATATCTTCAAAATTAGGGTCTTCAGTATATGAATATACCAAGCAAGCAGGATCTACATAATCAACTTTAACTCCTTGTGATCTGTTCCAAGTTGTTTTTACAGCTCCAATACCTAAAACTGTTAAATCATAATTTAATCTTTGTCTAACTAAATCGTACTTATTGTTATCTAATATGTGGTTGATAACTTCTTCTTCAGCTACTTCAACAGATTGTTTAAAATCCATTTGCATATGAACTTCTAATTCTTCATGCGTTTGAGGACTGTCTACGCCTGTAATTGCAAAGGCGTCTACACCTAATTTTTGTTTTGCTTCATCTAAAAATTCTCTAGCGTTTATGTCAATCATCAATTGATTAGCGTAATCCGTTCTAGTTTTTAAACATGCTGGATCTTGGGCAAAAGCATTTATTTCAAAATTACGTTGAGACATTCCATTGACAACAATATCTACAAATTTAGATACAACAGGTACAGGTTTCCAATCTAAATTTAAATAAGATAAATCTCCATTTATAGCTAATTCGTCTTTATATTTTTGAACTGGTTGCTCTCCTCTAGCATATAATCTTAGTAAATTATAATTATTATAATTTGTAGTAGCGTAACCCATATTAGGTCCTTGTCTAGAATTACTAAACCATTCACCTTCTATAGCTCGACCTACTTGTAAACCATAATCTAAACTTGCTTTTTCTGCATCTGGTACCACCTGATCGGGAAAAGAACTATTGCTATTAGTATAAACCATTTATTTATTTTATTATTTTTGAAACTTGACCGTCGTTATTATATCTTTTAATACCAAGTTTAATAGGATTTTTTTGTCTTTCTGCTACTGGTCGGTACTTGTTTTTATTACAAGCCATTATAGCAAGTCCAGAGCTGATTGAAGCATCATGCTTTGTTCTATTATTGATATTGAATTTAGCCCAATCTTCTAAAGTACGCTGCATGTACATATCACCATAACCTTCACCAATAAAACCTACATGATCTTCAATATATGTTTCTATAGCTGCAGCGTGTGCTTGTTTAATATCTTCACTAGAGTTAGGTATACCACCTATTTCTCTTTCAGTTGTCGATAGTTTATTCCAGACTTTATCAGGTCTGTTCATACTAAAACCTCTATAACCTCTACGTTTTAAATAATATAACAATCTAGGTTTATTATTTTCAGCAAGTATTGGCATACTGTAAAACACTAACGCCATAAGTACATCTTCAAAAAACATTTCAGCTGTTTGAGGTCTAGATATATATTCTAGAAAAAAGTGGTTTGGTGGCGCGTCTTCCATTGAAAACTTGGTCAGTCCATGTAGTGATCCATTAGACCCTTTGCCGTCGACAGTACCACTAATATCATAAGAGTCACAACCAAATGCTCCGAGATGATCATTTCCAGGGTATTTAATTCCATTTTTTATAATTACTTGATTTTGAAGATTTTTAGGTGGAACCCACGATATTAAAAATCTTCCCTCATTATTCGGATAGAATATAACTTTTGTATCTTTAATTCCATTTTGCCATTGAAAACTTCCTTTTGTTACAGAAGCAATATTATGTACTTCTTCATTATAATCTATTTGTTCGTATATTTTAACAAGGTTAAATAATGATTCTTTTGTTTCATCTCTAAAAGCATGTTTCTCTGTACGAGGAAACTGCCTATAAAATTCATTTAATCCGTCTTGGTCTTGCTTGAGTCCTTCTGCTTCATTTTCCCAGTGTTCGATGACTCCGATATCAATTTCTTCTCCATCAACTCCAATGATCGGAGTTTGTGGTGTATCGAAGACAGGTAATCCATAAGAATCAATGTATCCTTCGTAGGACCATTCCATAGGGATGAATAAACTATAGAGTCCCGAGCTTGTTTGACCATTCTTATTTCTTCTCTCAACGCTTGAATCATAGTATAATTTCTTAAAATTGTTTCCGCCTTTGTCTAGGGCGTTTGAAGTTGAACCCATCATACATTTGCCTACTATCCTGCTTCCTAATCTCAATGTAGTTTTTGTAACTCGCCAATTGTTTAATATGTTGTCTGGTCGTTCCCATTTTCCACTTTCGTCGTGTGCTAATATTTTTAATTTCTCACCATCGTAAGAGTTGTCCCCCGTATTTTTCCAGTCTATCGTTGTGTCAAGACCTTCTAATTCTTTTAGTTGTTCCTTTGATTCTAATTTACGTCTAGTAAGTTTTGAAGCTGGGACTCTATATGCCAGTTCGGTCTTAGGACGATCCATACCATCCTGGATCGGCTTGAAGAAAAACGGATAGTTAACGGATATCGGGACAACTTTATCTGTGAACATTTTTTTAGCATCTGCTCCAGTCTTTGAAAGTATACCGAATCTAGCGTCACTAGATATTGTTGCTTGGTTAACCAATTCGGCTGAAGACATAAACGAAAAACCAGATCGTCTGTTTTTAAGGTAGCACATTCCGTAGCATCTGTTATCTGCTTTGCAAGCTTCCCAAAACATGAAGAATAATCTGTTTGCTTCTCTAAAGTCAGCGGCTCCGACATCAATTTTTGACCACTGCAAGTACATATAATGAGAGCCTGTAATATAAGTAGGAATACCATTGTTATAAAACCAGTAACCTTCATCTCTTTTTCTGAATTCTTCATCTATATAATCAAACCACTTTTCTTTAAAATCTGTAGGGTATTCATCCCAATCAAATACACTTTTAATCCTAGCTAATTCTTTTGGATATTCTTGTCTTTCCCAGTATTGTTCCTCTTTATTTTTGCTTCGTTCAAAACATTCAGAGACTTCTGGTATTGCAACTTTGAGACCTTGAATCTCGTATATCTGTCCAATAGTTCCGTCTTTACTTATAACTACAAAATCATATTCTTTATTATATCCATACTTCCATTTCTTATATCTATTATTTTTTTTAAGAATTTTAGGATTGATATAATCTTTTAGTATCTTATATAATGTCTGCTGATACATTATTTACTTCTCCTTTCCGCAAAACCTTTAAAAGCTTTTTCTTCTTTCTTTTCTTCTTTAGGTTTACCTTCTAGCATTTCTTTTTCATTTTCAATACGAGTTAATATTTCAAACGCATCGAAAATAGCTAACTTTTTTGTTGCTGCTGCATTTTTTAATCTATCAGCTGATATATCGTCTTCAGAATCTACGATAGGCTCTCTAGCTATCTTAATCAACTCTTCAACTGCTTTGTGCCCAGCTTGGATTATATTTAACTTTATCTTTTTGGTAGTCATGCATTAATGCTATATCATTTGATTTCATACAATATAAACGTTCATCACCGACTATAAACTCAAATTCAG